CTGCTCACCGCCGCCTTCCTGCACGCCACCGACACCTGGGCCGTGCCGCGCAAGGTGCTGAACATCTCGTCCGGCCTCGGACGGCGCGCCATGGCCGGCAGCGCCGTGTACTGCGCCGCGAAGGCGGGCATGGACCACTTCACCCGCGCCGTCGCCCTGGAGCAGGCCACCCGGCCGAACGGCGCGAAGCTGGTGTCACTGGCGCCCGGCGTCATCGACACCGACATGCAGACCCAGCTGCGCAGCGCCGACGCGCAGCGCTTTCCGGAACGGGAGCGTTTCGTCCAGCTGCAGCGGCTGGGCCAGCTCGACTCCCCGGCCCAGGCCGCACGCAAGGTGCTGGCCTACCTGGACCGCGCGGACTTCGGCCAGGCACCGGTGGCGGACGTGCGGGACGCGTGAGCAGGGGCAGGGGCGCGTGCCGAGCACCCAACCCCAAAAGCAGCAAGGCCCCGACTGCGTGAGCAGCCGAGGCCTTGTGCCTTGCGAAAGTGGTGGAGCCGGGGGGAATTGAATCCTCGTCCGACCCAGTATCCATGCGGGCTGGCGGCCGCGCGTGCGAGGCACGTGCGAACCCGGCCGCATCCAGCCCGGCCCGTGGGTCAGTGAGCTTTGCCAGTTAGTGGCCGCGAGGGCTGCGGCGCTCTCCGCCGAACGCGTCGGAGCGGCTCCTCGACCCCCGGCAACAGGCCCCGCGCCAAAATTTGGCGGTCCTCGGGAAAAGCATAACTTCCATAACCGGGTGTCAGCGAACAGGCAAAAGCCGTTGGCTGACAAGCACTTAGCGAAGGAACATCAACATAACTATTTTCTAACCTTTCCATAACCTTGTTATGTTTTGCCACCTTAACTTCCTCCGCTCCCCATTTCCTTGCGAATCAAGGACTTAGGGCGGCTGTTATGTTTTGGTTATGTCAGGTTATGGTGCGGACATAATCGGAATACCCTTTGCAAATCAACCACTTGGAGCGCTTTTCGGCCTGTTTTCCCGGAGGTTATGTTCTTCCCGAGTCGATTCTGAAAACGCCCTCGGGCGCTGTCATGGCGGCTGGTGGGCTCATCGCGACAGCTTCCGTCACTACGCGTCCCGCGTAGACCCTCGGAGAGACCGCCTCCCCGGGGGGAGCGCTCTCGGGCCGTCAGCGTCGTCGGAAGCGGCACACGAAGCGGCCGGGCGGGGCGGGGTCCCGAGCGCGCGCTGCGGGTCGCGGGCAGGGTGCCGCCTCCGGTGTGTTGCAATGGGAGGAGCGTGGCCGCAGCGCGGCCGCTGCTCGGCCCAGAAACTCGAATCGACCATGACAGATCGACTCATATCCCTCGCCCAAGCCCTTACCCAGGCGGCCATGCCATTCAACGGCCCAGAGAATGTGAATTTCCGGATGCTGGTGACGGCACGGTTCGATGGCCAAGACAAGCCCGTCCTATTGGTCGGGACCCTTCACGGCACGCTGGAAGACGCGAGCGTCGTGGCGGTGCTGAACCCGGACGAAGACCTGCTTCCAAGCGTCTCGTCGGGCTACCTGGGCGGGGAAGACGCCGCCGAGCTAGTCACTGGCCGATGCGACGCGATGGTCGCCCTGTGGATCGAGGCGTATGGGCAAGGGTCCTGCTCCGTCTCGGTTTCGTACCAGAACCCGAGCCCCCGACCGCCTCAGTTCGTCATCAGTGGCTGAGCCAAAAGAAAAAGGCACCCGCTTTCGCTGGGTGCCTTGAAGGTCGGCCGCCCCTCCGCAGGGAGGAAACGGGGGGCTGGTTGGCCGCGGCGGCAGTATAAGGGCAGAGTCAGCGCAGCAGCTCGACGGTCAGACGGTTCACGCTGACCCAGATCGCCGCGTATGCGACAACGGCCGGGACGACGAACTCCACGCTGTTTGGCGAGTATGCGAGCAGCTTGGACCCGGCTCGAAGTGACGCCACCCATCGCTGGGCACGCGGCAGCTCATAGGGCGTGTATTCCACTCGTTTCACCGCGGATATGAAGTGCTGATCGATCACCACCCGCCCGGTAAACCAGTTATCACCAGACTCAGCTCGTGCGACGTAGGTGGGCACTGCGTCATGGTCGACCTCATCGACGGGATCGACAGAGAAGGTGTCCGGGATCGAGATGATGCAGTGCGACGAGCGGCCATTGAGAAAGGCCTCGACGCTCCGGGAGACCATGAGGCAGCCGACCTCCGCCCTCGCTTGGTACCACCGCTCGCCCAGCTTGTCGTACGCAGAGCGTGTCGGGTTATGGAACCTGTACCTCAACGCGAGGTAGACCAGCAGCGCGAGGATCGCAGACCAAACGCGCCACCCAGCCACCACGTCTCCGGTCGACGCCTTGATGCCGATGATCCGCTCGGCGAGTTCGCCTGGTGGCAGCTTCAGCCATGCCACCACCAGAACGGCCGACGACACCACCAGAAGGTTCCGTCGGATCTTGTCGTCACCGTCCTCCACGAGACGTCCTCCCTTTGAATCCAGGCCGCAATGGTGCCAGGACTCCAGTCCGCTTCGTGGTTAGAACAACCCGGCCGGCTCTGCCTCGCGGTCCCAGCTGTAGATGATGAGCTCGCCGCGCGGTGCGCGCTTCGCGCCGCCGCCCACCGTGTAGTCGATCTGCAGGGTTTCCATCTGGAAGCCGTCGAAGCACCGGCGGACGTCCGGGTGGTCGTTGAGGCTGACGATCACCTTGCCCTTGGCCTGGCGCATCTTGGCCGCGAGCAGCTCGTACTGCTCCCAGCCGAAGTCGACGCCATAGCCCTCGGTCTCCCAGTAGGGCGGGTCCGCGTAGAACAGCGTGTGCGGCCGGTCGTAGCGGTCCAGGCACTGGTCCCACGCCAGGTGCTCGACATAGGCTGAGGCCAGCCGCAGGTGGGCCGCGCTGAGGTTCTCTTCAATGCGCAGCAGGTTGATCGGAGGCGCCGTGGTGGCCGTCCCCCACGTCTGGCCATCGACCTTGCCGCCGAAGGCCTGCTGCTGCAGATAGAAGAAGCGCGCGGCGCGCTGGATGTCCGTGAGGACCTCGCCTGGCGTGGCCTGCGTCCACTTGAAGATCTGCCGGCTGCTCAGCGCCCACTTGAACTGCCGGACGAACTCCTCGAGGTGGTTCTTCACGACGCGGTACAGGTTGACCAGGTCGCCGTTGATGTCGTTGATCACCTCCACCTCGGCCGGGGGGCGGAGGAAGAACAACGCCGCGCCGCCGGCGAACAGCTCGCAGTAGCAGCTGTGGGCGGGGAAGCGGTTCAGCAGGGTGTCGGCCAGGCGGCGCTTGCCGCCGATCCACGGGATGATGGGTGATGCCATGAACAGGGTTGAGGTTGGTGATTCACTCGGAGCTGGCCGTGTCCGAGCTGGTGAGGTCATAGGGCTCGAATCGGATCACCTCCTCACCGAGCCAGTCATTGAGCGATCGCAACCGGGTCTGCAGCGGCATCACCTCGTTGCGATAGAAGGCCGTCGAGGCCTTGGTCACGTCGCCGAAGCCGCCCGCGTTGCTGGGGATGATCCCCAGCAGCTGGGGAGGGATGCGGTGCGCGGCAAGCACGTCGTCTCGCGAGACGTTCTTGATGGACAGGAACTCGTCCTTGGCCGCCACCTCGCTCACCGGGATGAGCTGGATGCCGTCTTTCTTGCCAGTGGGGCTGTAGAGAAACAGGTTCCGGAAGTTGCCCGGGCCCTTCGAGTCCTTCAGCGCCTGGCGGATGGCGTCGATGTCGTCCTGCTGCTGCGCCGGGTCGCTGATGTACAGGATGAACCCCGCGTGGCTGCCGTTGTTGTAGTAGCGGCGCCGGAACAGCGTGGCCGACTCGTTCAGCCAGGCCGACTGCAGCGCGGCCAGGTACTCGGGAAGGCCGTACACCTCCTGGTGCACGTCGGCCTCGCGCAGGTGGAACACCTCGCCCCTGGGGAACGGATGCTCCTCGTGCCAGCCCCGAACGAAGAAGTAGGCCGCCAGGTCCTGGCCGCGGCGCATGTACTTCGCCAGGGCGTGCCGAAGGGCGATCGGCCGCCCGCTCAGCGCGCGCCGGCGCTCGAGGTACGCGTTGCCGAACGTGAGGAAGTCCAGCACGAAGGCGCCGAAGGCCTCGCGCGTCAGCAGCGGGTGCGGCACGAAGGTGCTGGTCAGCAGGTTGCGCTTGAAGTAGATCGCCGACGCGTGGTGCGTCGACGCCCGCAGCGACTTGGCCAGGCCGTCCAGGCTCACCGGTGGCTCGTACCAGCGGCCATTGAACCAGGCCTCCACGTAGTCGAGCAGGTTGCCCTCCATCACCGGCACAGGGTCACCGAAGGTGAAGGCCTCCACGCGGGCCGAGCTGGCGGGTTGGCTGGCCGGCGCGGCCGGGTCGGCGGTGGGGGTGTCCATCAGTGGATCTCCAGAATCGATCGAGCGCCCGCGGCTTCCCCGTCGAGCGCTTCGTTGTCCAGGGCGTGCATGCACGCCCATGCCAGGTCGGCGTGGCCGGTCTCGTCGGTCCGGCCGGCCTCATAGGTGACGCTGCGGCCGCTGGCCGTCAGCACCTTGCGGATCGCCAGGAACGCGTGCGCCAGGTCGGTCATGCCCGCGTCGAACTCCAGCCGCCCCTTGCTGATCACGCTCTTCGCCTTCAGCACCAGGCGCGTCTTCACCTCGAGCGAGTAGTTGATCGCCTTGGCCTGCGGGAAGAACTTCAGCACGCACTGGTACACGCCCTGCCCCAGGCCCGTGGTGTCGATGGCAATGTGCTGCACGTTGTAGATCTCGGTCAGCTTCCTGATCGCCTCGGCCTGGGCCTCGAAGTCCATGCCGCGGAACTGCCGCCGCTCGAGCACTCGGAACTTCCCGCCCGGCCGGTCCGGGGGCGCCAGCACCACCAGGCCGGCGGTGTCGCCCGTGTGGCTGGGGTCATAGCCAATCCACACAGGCCGGTGAGCGAACGGCCGCTGGGCGAACGGCTTCACGTCCGTCCACACCTCCCAGCTGTCCACCATGCAGCGCTGCAGCTCGCTCATCGGGAACACGCTCTGCGTGTCGTCGATGAACTCGCACATCAGCAGGTTGGCGAACTCCTCGGTGGAGTACTCCAGCCGCAGCTCATCGATGTCGAACAGGTCGCAGCCGCCGCGCAGCGCGTCCATGATCGTGACGATGTTGCGCCACACCCGGTCCTCGCCGGTGAAGCCGCCGGCCAGGCGCTCGTGCGACAGGTCGAGCTCGATCCGCTCCGCGACAGGCCGGCGCTTGTTGAAGCGCTCGCCGCTCCACATGGCATGCGCCTGGTGCTGGATCGAGCTCGGCGTGCTGAAGTAGGTCTTCCGCCACTGCTTGTGCAGCGCCATGCCAGAGGCGACCTTGTTCAGCTCCTCGAAGCCGTGGACCCAGAAGAACTCGTCGAAGTAGAAGTTCCCGTGGAAGCCCTGCGCCGTGCGCGCGTTGGTGCCCAGGAAGATCAGCTCGGCGTTGTTGCTCAGCTTGATCGGGTCGCCCTGCAGCTCCACGCCGCAGGCCTCGGCCGCGAAGGTCTGGATGTAGCTCTTGAAGACGTGCGCCTGGGCCTTGCTGGCCGACAGGAAGATCTGGTTGCGTCCGGTCGTGATGGCGTCCACCAGAGCCTCGCGGGCGAAGTACCAGGTCGCGCCGATCTGCCGGCTCTTCAGGATCATGCGCGTGCGCTCGTGCCCGTTGCGCAGCCAGATCTTCTGGTGGCCGAACAGCGAGTCGCGGAAGGCCGACTCCACCGCCTCCACCGCCTCTTCGGTGAAGTGGTTGCGCTGCGGCTTGCGCTTCGGCGCCTCGTTGCGCTTGGCGATGTTCGGGTTCAGGTCTCCTTCCTTGCCGGTCGCCTCATAGCGGCGCACGCGCGCCGTGCGCTCCAGCTGGCGGCCCAGCAGGTCGATTTCCTTGAAGTCGCCCCCGGTCTTCTCGTCCTTGGTGATGAGCTGCACCAGGCGCGCCTCGAGCGCCCCCTCCACCCTGTCCAGTGGTTGCGCCTCGTGCCACTTCTCGGCATCCTTCCAGGTCTGCACCGTCGTGCGCGGCAGGCCCAGGAACTCCGCGATCGACGACACCCGCCACCCTTGCCAGTAGAGGTGCCGGGCTGTGCTCAGGGCGCGCGCTCGCGCCCCTTCCTGCAGGGCGTCTGCAGGGGCCTCCTGGGCGTCCAGGCAGGCGTCGGGCGTGGCGTTTCCAGTCATGCCCGGCAGTGTGTTCACCCGGTCGCGCGCGCGCGACCGTGGCCCGGTCGGCAGGCCCTCAGCCATCCAGTGCTCGCTTGAGCGTGCGCCCACCCATCGCCACGATGGCGGCACACGTCAATGCCCTGGCCGCCCCCGCGGCCCACCACCCGCACGAGGCTGCAATGAGCACCAGCACGACCAAGTTCAAGGCCAAGCAATTCCGCGTGGCCACCGAAGGCGCCACGACCGATGGCCGCAAGATCGAGCGCACCTGGATCGAGCAGATGGCGGCCAACTACGACCGCAAGAAGTACGGCGCCCGCGTCTGGCTGGAGCACCTGCGCGGCCTGTACCCCGACAGCTCCTTCCGCGCCTATGGCGACGTGCTGTCCCTCGAGGCCAGGGAAGTCGAGGACGGCAAGCTCGCCCTGTTCGCCACCATCGAGCCGCTGCCCGACCTGGTCGCGATGACCACCAAGGCCAAGCAGAAGATCTTCACCTCCATCGAGGTGAACCCGAAGTTCGCGGACACGGGTGAGGCCTACCTCACCGGCCTGGCCGTCACCGACAGCCCGGCCAGCCTGGGCACCGAGGTGCTGGAGTTCGCGGCCAAGAACCCGGCGGCCCACCCCTACGCCGGCCGCAAGTCCTCGCCGGACTGCCTGTTCTCCGCCGCGCAGGAGGTGGAGATGGGCTTCGAGCCTGACGCCAGCGAGGGCACGCCCAAGTTCGCCGAGCAGCTCAAGGCCCTGGTCCAGCGCTTCACCGGCCGCGCCCGCACCGACGACGAGCGCTTCTCCGCGGTGCTCGACGCCATGGAGTCCTTCGGCGAGCACGCCACCGCCCAGGCCGAGCGCCTGGACGGCGCGGCCAAGGACCTCAAGGACCTGCAGGGCAAGTTCGCCGCGCTCGAGGCCAGCCAGACCGAGATGCGCAAGCTCCTCGACACCCAGGACTCCCGTCCCCACTCCCAACGCCCGCCCGCCACCGGCGGTTCCGCCGCCCAGCAGACCGACTGCTGAGCCACCAGCACCCCACCCACCAACGGAGCAACCATGCGCAACGAAACCCGCCGGGCGGTCACCGAGTACCTGAGCCGCCTCGCCGCCCTGAACAGCGTGCCGGACGCCACGCAGAAGTTCTCGGTGTCCCCCTCGGTCCAGCAGACCCTGGAGACGAAGATCCAGGAGAGCTCGGCCTTCCTGCGGCTGATCAACATGATCGGCGTCAGCGAGATGCAGGGCGAGAAGCTCGGCCTGGGCGTCAGCGGCCCGGTCGCCGGCCGGACGAACACGTCGTTGAACGACCGCGCCACGCGCGACGTCTCGACGCTCGACGGCACCGGCTACGCCTGCAAGCAGACCAACTTCGACACGCACATCACCTACGCCAAGCTGGACGCCTGGGCCAAGTTCCCCGACTTCCAGGCCCGCGTGCGTGACGCCATCGTGCAGCGCCAGGCGCTCGACCGCATGATGATCGGCTTCCACGGCACGTCCGCCGCGGCCGCCACCGACCTGGTCGCCAACCCGCTGCTGCAGGACGTGAACATCGGCTGGCTGGAGAAGATCCGCGTGGATGCCGACGTCCGCGTGCTGGACAGCGGCAACGTCAACGGCAAGGTCCGGTACGGCACCGACCCCACCGCCGACTACAAGAACCTCGACGCGCTGGTCTACGACGCGCTGATGCTGCTGGACCCCTGGTACCGCGAGGACCCGGGCCTGCGCGCCTTCGTGTCGCGCGACCTCATGCACGACAAGCTGTTCCCGCTGGTCAACGAGCCCACCGATCCCACCGAGAAGATCGCGGCCGACCTGCTGGTCAGCCAGAAGCGGCTCGGCGGCCTGCAGGCCGTGCAGGTGCCGTTCTTCCCGGCCGGCACGGTGCTGATCACCCGCTTCGACAACCTGTCCATCTACTGGCAGGAGGGTGCCCGCCGCCGCATGGTGCAGGACAACCCGAAGCGCGATCGCATCGAGAACTACGAGTCCAGCAACGACGCGTACGTGGTCGAGGACTACGGCATGGTCGCCCTGGTCGAGAAGATCGAGCGCGACGACACCGCCTGACCGGCCCCCTGACCAGCACGAGGCAGACGATGTCCATGAGCCCTGTGATGCGCGCCAAGCTGCGCGCCCAGGCCCGCCAGGTGGCGGCGGCCGACCCGCACGGCGGCCCCGCCACCTCCGACGCGCACCAGCTGCTCCTGGCGCAGCTGGTCGAGCACCGCCGCCGCCTGAAGGACATCCAGTCCGTCGAGCGGAAGATCGAGGCCAAGCGCGTGTTCCTGGCGGAGTACGAGCCCTGGATCGACGGCACGCTGGCCGGCGGCACCGGGGCCCAGGACCCCATCGTCAGCACCGTGCTGGTCTGGCACATCGACGCGGGCAACTACGTCCGGGCGCTCGAGATCGCGCGC